ATGTGTAAAGGTAAGTATAACACAGCTTTGTATTTATATAAAAGAGGGAGAGAAAACCGAATGAAAAATATTAAAACTTATAAAGCAGAATACTTTAATTGTATTTATGTAATAGTTTTTGCTTACGATGATTTGCAAGCTTTGTTAAAAGCTAAAAATTATTCTATTTTTCATGGTTCAATTTTACATTTATACGAGTTAGATGTTGATGAAAATGTTTTAAGAACAGTTTTTTAATTTTAATAGAGGGAGAGAAAACCGAATGAATAAAAAAATGAGTTTTAGTATTTTTTTATTAAATCAAAGCAAAATTTCTTCAATATCATTTTATGGTGTTTATAGATTAGAATTATTTCAACAAAACACTGTATATGTTGAAGATTCTTATTGTTTATATGGTGAATTGGATGAAATTATAGGTTTTATTCCTGTTAGTTTAATTAAACATAATTTAAAAGTTTTAAGAAAATACGATAGTAGTATTTCTTATAAAATTGATTTGTAAAGGATGAAAATATGCGGTCTCCTCGAAACGTACTAAAGACAATTAGAATTCCAGAAGAAACCTTCGAGGTGATAAATAACTTTGAAGGTTCCACCTGGAACGATAAAATAAATAACTTTTTAGATTTTTATATTCAAAATGAGTTTGAATATAAAAAATACTTAAAAGAATTAGAACTGCAAATACAAGATAAGCAGCAGCTTTTAGATGATTTTAAGTTAAAAATATCAAAATTTCAAGATTTGTTAAAATAGGAGTTGAAAATATGGATAAATCAATTGATTTTTTAACCTATTTCGACAATTACAAATGTACATATACATGTGACGAGGACCGTCAAACAGAATGCCAGTATGCTGGATACGAATGTTTGAATTGTAGTTATTTTAAGAAAAATTAAAATGCTTTGACAGCTGCAAGGAAAATGATGCTGTAGCAGCTTTCAAATAAAATAGGTTTGCCGGATTCCCTTTAAAATCCGGATATTAAAAAAAGGGAGAAAAAACCATGGAAAAAATAATAATTTTACATGCAAAAACTTATGATTTTGAGGACAAGCAATCAGGTAAAAAGATAAGCGGATTAAAAATAGCTTATATTTTAGGTGATGATTTAGAACCTTTGAAGGTAGATGATAGTGAACGAGGATATTCATTTGTTGAATCCTCTATGCCTTTAGAACTTGCTGCAAAAATAATTGCTGTCCCTGGTGTTTATGATGCAAAATTTATAAGCACCGCAAATGCAAAAAAACAAATAGTGCAAAAACCTGTAGACTTGACATACATTTGTACAGTTCCAGAACTGTTTGTTAAATCCTCTTCCACCTCTTCTAAATAGCAATATGGCCATGCCAAAAGCATGGCTTTACTGCTATAAAATAAAAATTTTAATTAGGAGTCTTTAAAATGATACACGAGGAAATTAATATAAATTTTTTAGATGAAGTTGATCCAGTAAGGATTAAATATATTTCTGCTCATTTCAGAGAAATATGTGCATACGCTTTTGGTTATGGTGATTTTGAAAGTCGTGGCAGATATTTAGGTTTTATTATTGCTTTGGCTTTCTGCGGTTTTATATCAAAAGACGAACATCTTAGATTAATGGCTTATATTAAAGACATAAAACCATTTTTAAGCGACTTTTATGAAAAATAATCCCAAAAGCCAGGTTGAACCAAAGGTTCAAGAGGGCCGGCTAGGCCCTATAAGCCCAGGGTCCGAAAAGGCTAAACGAAGAGAAACCTTCCAAGCCGGGAACGGAGTACCCCGGCACGAAACATTGGCTATAGCAATGAGCCAACAAGGCGAAAAACCATTTACATTTGAAAAAGTAAGTTATAAGAAAATGTAAATATAAAGACAACCTAGCGGACCACCCTAAGAGATAATAAGTACCTAGATACTAAGATAACCTATAACTTATATATAAACTAATTCTCGCGATAACAAAAAAACAAAAACTTATTACCAATAAAATAAGTCGAGGTAAGGCTATGGTTTTGACTAAGCAAAATAGGCGAACACTTATTATATATAGATAAAGAAACGCCTGCCATGCGCAGCAGGCAGGCGTTAACTATATAAAGGCATAAAATTAAATTATTACAAAAGCCCTTATGAAAACTAATTAAAAAAACTTACATATTTTAAAAAAACCATGCCGGAGCGAGACCGCCGGGTTTGACGGGTGGGCAAGGCGAAATAGGCGATTAAGAAAGCAGCTGCTTTCTTTGGTGTAGGAGATTTAAAGAGGAAAGGCATCGGGAATAGTTCAAAAAGAGTTCCTCTTTCAAAATATAAAGGAGCTATTATGAAAGAAATATGTTCAGAACCCTTAAAAATAGCAATAAAAGTAATGGTTAAAGAAAAATGTTCAAATTGTTGTGATAACGGTTTTTGTTTGCTTAGAAGATACTATCTTTTACTTGATAATCCAGGTTCAAAAGATTTTTATAGATTAAAAAAATGTTTGTTTTACAAACAGATACCTGTTGAGGTGAAAAATGAAAAAACAAATAATTAAAATAATAAGTTTTGTATTTGTAATTTTGTTTATTTTATTTACTCCCATATATACATATTTTCAATCAAATGATGCTTATGCATTAGGAATTGCTATTTCAAAAGAATTGGAAAAGCAGACTTTAATCCCTTTGCTGATTTCAGCTGGTTTGGTGTTTAAAAGTCAAGAAGCTGTTGAGGAAACTTATGAGCGTCTTGATGATTTTCTTGCAAGTTTAGGACCTGGTTTTGAGTTACCTACTCCCGACCCAGAAGACCCTAAAGAAACCTTACTTGATGCTCTAAAAAAGTTAGCAAATAGTAAAGTTACATGGGGACCTCTAACAGGTTCTTATAATAAAATTGTTGAAGTATCAGCAGGTTTATGGATGCTTGTTAAACAATGGGTAGATGAAAATTTTAATGAGGGAGAAAATATAGTAAATATTAATAATAATCCTATTTATTATACTTTAGTTACTAGGACTGATTTAGCAGGTAGTAATAGAGTTTACGTTTCTTATAATATTGGTGATAACGCTTATGTTACAATTTATATGTTAGATGGTAGTTATTTTGGTCCATTACAATTGACTAAAATAATTTATAATACCACTACGTATTTTATTAATAATAAAAATATTGTTTCTTTACTTTTTTCTAGTGGGGGTGGTCATAGTTATATTAATTATGATTATTTTGATTATGCTATATATGAAAATTTTGGTGGTTCTGAAATTACTGAACAATCATTAGTGATTGGAGAAAAAGATATTGTTGATAAACCAAATTTTGATTGGAATAATCCTAATACAAATTCTAAAATAATTACTTTACCTGTTAAAACTGATGCACAAGGAACTCCTGAGGTTGATACAGAAGGTTATCATATCCCTGCTGTTGACACTGAGTATTGGGTTGATAAAGAACCTTATGAAATTATTGAATCAGACCCTTCTGGTATCCCTGAACCTGAACCGGGTGAAGATACTGAAACCGGAATTTTAAACATGTTAAAGAATTTTCTTTATTATTTTCAAAATATTTCTAAGAATGTGTCTGATATAAAACAAAATACTGATGCAATTGCAGAAGGCAGCGGAAATGGTAACGGTAATGATACCGAAGTCCCCACAGGCTTTGAATGGGGGGATTTTAAAAAGTTTTTTGACATAATAATGATATTTATTTATTTCATAGTTATTTTAATTTTAATTTTAGTAAAACTTTTAACTTTAGTATTTACCGGACTTGTTAATATTCCCGCTAATGCTGCTTTGTTTAATCAATATCCAACCATTTTAGCAGGTGTTAATTACCTTAAAAGTCTTAAGGTTGGTGGTTTGTCAATAACCGTTCATCAGGCCTTTGAATATGTGTTTACTATATTTTTCTTTATTTTCATCATAAAGCAGATACGAAAACTTTATGATAGTTATGTTTATGAAGAAAATGAAAGAAATAGGACTGCTTTAAAGCAGCGATAAATATGCTGAGGTGAAAAAATGATATTTGATTTTTTTGATAGTCTATCAAGGTTTTTTTCTGTATTTGGAACTATATTAAATTTTTTTACAGAAATAAAAAGTACCTTAGAAGGTGTTTTAATAACAATAGATACATTTGATTTCTTAACAGCTGTTTCACCTTATATAGGGACTATAAGATATGTTTCCGGTGATTTTGTTTTCTTGACATTGGCAAGAACTTTACAGATTGGATTATTTTTGTTGCTGGTTAAAACCATGTATCAGCTTGTAAATATAGTTGTAAATTCATTCTTAGTACAAAAACCATTATCTATAGTTAAAAAATTTATTGGTTTATAAAAGCTTATAAGCTTTTAAATAAATAAAAAAGGAGTTAATTATGAGAAACAGATTAGCTAAAAAAGATTTTTTTAATCGTTGTAAATTGTCAGCGGCACAGAAAGTATTTACTTTTACTACTGGTTTTTCTGCTTTTGCTGTACAAGCTTTTGCTACTGAACCAACTTTAACATTTAACTTTGACCCTGCTGAAATGTTCAGTTGGACAAATGTTATGTTATCCGCACTTATGCCTGTATTGTATATCACATTAGGCATAAGCCTGGCATTCATTATTATTAATGCACTGAAATATGCATTTAGATAATGAATACAAAGGGAGCTAGTCTCCCTTTTTTTACAAAAAAATCAATAAAAAATATGAAAAGAGGTGTGAAAATGAATACAGTTTTACTTTATGTAATTATCGGATTCCAGATTGCACAGTTATTTGTGCTTATAAGAGGTGCTAATAATGGAAACTGAAATTGTAGAAGTTATGGAAACAGTTACAGAGTCAGCACCAATTGAGTTAATGTCAATTGTTGCTCTTATATGTGCCGTATATGTAGTTTTTAATTTGTATTTTCTCTTCGAGAAATTCAGGATTAAGGAGTAACTATTATGGATGTTTTGTTGGAATTTGTTTTTTATTGTGCTGTTTGCCTGGTGTTTTCTGATTTAGCATTTTACATAATCAGAAAGGTTTTAAGGTTTTCTGAAAGTCTTATAAATACAAAATTTGATTTTGGAAAAATAAGAGTTAAGAAAGGATAAAAAATGGAAAGTATATTAGGCGGTATGGCAATAGGATTATCTATTGCCTATGGATTTTATTTCTTCTTTGATTTTCAAAGTGTACAGATAATCCATTTATGGCTAATTTTTATGCCTTAATGGTGTTAGGTTTAGTGTTTGGATTGTTTTTAGTAGGATTACGTATTTCATTGTTTTTATTTAGTTTATTTACTGGTGGTAGAAGAATTATATGAGGTGATGATATGTTTATAGTTGTTAATAACGATAAATTAACTTATAAAAAAACTCTGAAAGAGTTGAATAAAAAGCTTGGAACTGCTTTTAAGCAAGATGAATTTAAAAAGTATAATGCTGATTATATTTTGAATATATCTGATGAAGATTTGGATTTTAAGCGTGATGTAAATGAGCTTAGTAAAGTATTTGTAAGTAAGCTTTATAGAAAGGATGCTGCAAATTTCATCAATTATTCTTTTTATGTGATTATGCTTATAATGTTGCTTATTACATTAACAGGTGTTAATGGTATGTCTGGCATGATGAAGCAGCTGGTTGAGTACATGAAAGCAGGTGTTTAAATGTTAACTGTGTTAATGAATTTGGTAACGAGAAATATTTATACAGTTATTTTATGGAATATTTCTTTAGGTGTTTTATCTATTGTATTTTGTCGTATTTTTAGTGAGGTATTTTCTGATGATTGATTTTGAAAGAGAATTTAATGAATTCATTACTAACGGAAATAATTCTGATCCTGTGACTTCTATACACAGTTTATTCCCTAGTTTAAACGATGAGGAGATAAAAGTATACCTTCAATTAGATTTCATGGCAAATAAGTATAATTTGATGCCTATAAAGGCATTTCTAATGACTTATTCAAGTTATAAGCAGCGTAATAAGAATATGAATTTCTTCAATATGGTTTCTTTCAGGAAAACACTTGAAAGTTATTCTCTTGCCGAACATTTGAAGGGTGTAAAAATTGCAAGTCAGAATACAAGGAGTGAAGAAAAATAATGAATTGTCCAAAATGTAATTATCAATTAGTTGAATCTACTAAGCCGATTAAAGAATTAAACAATATATTTTTTCAAGAATATTTTTGTTTTAATTGCTTTTCTTTATTCGAATGTACATCACAAAGTGGTGACATGGTAGAAGAATATTTAATAGAAATTGAGGATTGATTATGGCAGGTTCTATAATGCTTTTTAGCGGTTTGCAGCGTAGCGGTAAAACATTGTTATCGGTTATTATAGCCGGATATTATCATAAGAAATTTAATATTCCTGTTTATACTAACATGAATATTCCGGAGTTTATAATAATAAAAGAGCTTACTCAGATGCCGATTAATAGAGAACCTAAAATTCTTTTGCTTGATGAGGTTCATTTTTTTCTGAATAGTAGGAATTTTAAGCAGCAGGCAGATTATATATATTTTCTCAATACTATTTGTAAGAGAAATATATTGTTTCTTGGAACTACAATAACGCCTGACATGGTTGACAAGAATTTGAGGATTCAACTTAATTATTTTGTACTTTGTAAGAAGGATAATAAAAGGCTCTATTATAAAATATTCGATGTTCAGAATAATTCTGTTAAGGAGCTTCATTTCCTTCGTGACCAGGATTTATATAACTATCAGAAATATGATTCTGATGAAATCCCTAATATGTTTAAATTCAATATTGATGATTATATCAAGATGAATGAAAATAAATCTCATTTTGGTTAAAAAAAGTATCGGCCGTAAACTTTTTTGAAAGGAGTAAGATATGTCTGAAAAATCATTATTAAATTTGTTGAAAAGTGAAATTTTTCTAATAAATTCATGTATTAGTAAAATATCAGAAAATTATTTTGATATTGGAAGAATTTTATTTGAAATTAAACAGCGTGGAGCTATAGAAGAAACTAAATATAAAGGTTATAAAAATATTGTTGAATTTGCTTTAAGTGAATTTGGTTTTGAATCATCGAAAACTTATAATTTAATTAATGTGTATGATAAATTTTTTAAACCTGATAAATATGGATCTGTTAATAAAAAATATTATAATTTTTCTTTTACTCAGTTGGTTTATATGCTTAATATGACTGAAGAAGAAATTTTGTTATGTAAATCAGATATGACAGTTCGTCAAATTAAAGAAATTAGAGTTAAAAAGTCCACGCGCGTGGACTCTGTAACCGTTGATAATACTGATATTTTGAAAAATCAAATACCCGGACAAAATATTATTTCTGGAATATTTCCAGGAAAAATTGAAAATGAAGTTGAGGAAAATCAGGAGACAATTATTGTTTCTTCTCTCCCCCGTCAGCAGGAAGAGAAGAAACCGGAAACTAAAATAATTGTTGAAGTTAAACAAACTGAGCAAAACGATAGTTTTGTACCAATTGAATCTAAAGAAGATTTTTATAAAAAGCGTTATTTTGAAGATATGAGGTTAATTGAAGAGCTTAAAGATAAGAATAGTTATTTGATTGAGACTAATAAAAATATAAGCTCTAATTTTAAACAATATTCTGATATGATTCAATATATTCATACTGAATTATTAAAGCTTAAAGTTAAATCTTGTGATAAATTGATTAATGAAGTTTATCTTTTTTATGCCGAAGGAAAGCTTCCTGAAAAATTAAATTTTATTGAAAATGTTATATAGGAGAATTATATGAACAAATTAGAAGAATTAAAAATGTATGTTCGTCAGTTAATGGAAATGTCTTCTTTAGAAGAATGTTTAATTTTGCAGCCTGTTCTTAATAAAATATATACTTTAGAATCGGAAGATGAAGAATAATAAAATTTTTTTCGCACGTCGGGTACATAGTATTACCCGACGATAGTTCCACCTACGGGAATTTCATAAAAAATAGGGGTGATAAATTGATAGATACGGTATGTTTTTTAACTCCTTCAATTCCGACTTTTTACATAGAAAAAATTAAGCGGAATCTAAAAATATATAGTTGTGTAGATTGTTCGACCGGAGAAATATTATATAATTTTTCTACTGGTAGTGTTAAAGGTAGTTATGATTCAAGTATTAATATAAAGATTAATAGTGATAGAAGTATTAAAATAACTTGTTCTGTTCATAAGGTTCTTTTAGGTTATAACATAGCTTATGGATGTGATAATCTTGTATTACTTGCAAATTGTTTAAAGAAGATTTTGTATAAATCTTTAGATGTTAAACTTCCAGATGTTTTGACTTGGCAGCTTCTTCAAGTTGATTATACATTAACGTTTAATTTACATACTGATGAGAATGTTGAACATTATATAAATTCATTACAGAATATACATTATGCTAGACGAATTGTTAAACATTATAATTTTTTTAATAATAATGGATTGCAGATTCCTGGAGCTACTACTGTTATAAAGTTTTATAATAAACAAAAGGAATTTGCTGAACATGATTATAAAAAGATAAAACAAGTTGCTGGGCAAAGTGTAGCTGACGAGTTGCTTACACTTGCAAAGGGATTGTTAAGAATTGAGGTTTCTGTAAGAAGCCGAAAGTTGAAACAAATTTTTAAAAAGACTGTTTATAGGAAAAATTTATATAAGCTTTTTAAAAAAGCTTCAAATGAATTTGGTATTAAAAGTGTACAAGCACAAAATATTACTAATCTATTTGATAAAAATGTAGTAACCTTAAAAGATTTTGATATTAAAAAAATAATTAAAATTTGGGAAATGGAGGTCTTAAAGGTGATAAAAGATAAAAACAATGTTGTTTTAGTTAATAAAGATAATTTGGTGCTTGATAGACTGAATAGTTTATATTCATCCAAAAAAGTTAGTTCATTGTATGCTTTTTGGACTTTAATTAGTACAAGAGGTGAAAATTATGTTAGGACGGTTTATAAAAAAACAACTTTTTATCGTCTTCGTAAAGACCTTGTTGAATCCGGCATTAGCTGGAAGGATACTAACATATATATTCGCACTGATCATAATGTAATTAATTTTGTTCCGTCTTTGGATTCTCCGTATTTATATGATTTGAATAAACCAAATATGGAAATGAAAGAAAAAATTTATAACCTTTTGAGAGGTGCATAAAAGTATGTTAGTTCAAGAATTTCTTGATAACTGGATTGAAACGTATGGTAAGCATAATCTTAAGCTTACAACTAGGGTTGAATATGAACGTCATATTAATCAATATATAAATCCTCGAATAGGTAATGTAGAGATTGATAATCTTAGACCGTTACAGCTACAAAATTTTTATTATGATTTAATTGATACTGGTCGGCAGCGCGGTGATGTAAATAAACCTTTAAATTCGAAGACTGTGTTACAAACGCATAGAATTTTACATAAGGCATTAAAAAATGCTGTGAAGCTTGAATTAATAACTTCTAATCCTGCTGATAGTGTAGAGTTGCCTAGAATTAAAAAGTATAAATATAATATAATTGTTGGTGATGAATTAAAACAATTTTTAGAAGCTTTTAAGCCTTCGCTTGTTTACAATGCTGTTTATCTAGCTGTTTTACTAGGTCTTAGACGTGGTGAAATGCTTGCTTTAAAGTTTAAAGACATTGATTATGATAGTAAGTCAATTTTTATTGATAAAAACCTTGTATATGCACGTGGTATAGTTGAAGTTGATACAACTAAAACTGAATCAAGTGAAAGATATATTATGTTATCAGATGAAATTATAGATTTTATTAAAAATATATACGAATCAGAAAATTGTTCACTTGATGATAATATTGTTCGTAATCTTCAAGGTGGTCAGTATAGACCCGGAAGCTTTTCAAGAACATATACATGGTTTAGAGATTCAAGAAAATTGAAGAAAGTTAGGTTTCATGATTTGAGACATATACATGCTACTATTCTTTATCGGAATGGAATAACTCCTAAAGTTATTCAGGAACGTCTTGGCCATAGTAATATATCAACTACGATGGATATATATACTCACTTGTTTAAAGAGGACCAAATGCAAGCTGCTGATGTTATTTCTAAAATTTTATTGGGATAA